CCGACTATTGCAGATATCAGAGAAATGTCAGCAGAGGTAAAAGGCAACACTGTTAACGAGTGGGAAGAAGAATGGGACAAGGTTACCGATGCGATAGCAAAGTACGGATATTATCGGACAGAAGAAGCTCTTGAGACTCTCCCGGAACTGACAAGGACCATCGTAAAGAGACTCGGCTTCAGAAACCTTTGCATGAGTGAGAATATCAGCATTGAGAGAGCAAACTTCAGAGATATCTATAACCGGGAAGCTGAGAAGGTTAAGCAGCAGAATGTTTTATCAGAGTCTCTTAAGTCGGAGATCCTGAGTATCTCACAGAACACGGTAAAGGCAATAGAAGGATGATAACAGAACTGGAGAAAAGATTTATGGAGTATTTAAAACGTGGGGATCAGATAGTTACAACAGATGCCCTGGATATGAAGCAGGTATGCAAACACCTTGACCGTGAAGGAATAGAGTACAGGACGGAGAAGAACACTATTTACATCACGAAGGGAGTGCCTGACAGAAAGGAGTAGGCTTATTAATACTTTAATACAAATTGTTTTAGGAGCAATGTTATATCTTTGTGGGTTATCACTCGGATACATACTTGGATGCACAAAGGAGAATAAAGATATAGCATGAAGCATTTAGGAGATATCACAAAACTAAACGGCAGTGAACTACCGATAGTTGACATTATAGTCGGTGGAAGCCCTTGTCAGGATTTATCCATAGCAGGTAAACGGCAAGGACTTGCAGGAGAACGATCAGGACTGTTCATGGAACAGATAAGAATTATTAAGGAGATGCGTAATGAAAGCAAAAGACGACTGGAAGAATCTTCCGGGACAGATGACAATATTCGATTTCTTAGGCCCCGATTCATGGTGTGGGAAAACGTACCAGGAGCCTTCAGTAGCAACAAAGGAGAAGACTTTAGAGCAGTGCTCGAAGAAACAGCGAAAATCGTCTGTGAAGATGCCGTTATTCCTCGACCTGAGGGGGGGCATTGGTCACCTTCAGGATGCATTATGGGAGACGGGTGGTCCATTGCTTGGAGAGTACATGATGCACAGTTTTGGGGAGTGCCCCAAAGAAGAAAACGTATCGCTCTTGTCGCAGATTTTGGAGGATCAAGCGCACCCGAAATACTCTTTGAGCGCAAAAGCATGTCAGGGAATACTGAACAGAGCAGAGAGGAGAGGCAAGACTCTCCCGGAGCAGCTTTATCAGGCACTGAAGAGGCAATTAGTTTTCAAGAACGATCAGGAAAGCCAGGGGGGGGGACAGAAATGGAAGGAAACAGAGGTGTGCGATACATTGAATATTTTTGATAACAGTGAAACGAGAACACCCGTCATCATCATAGAAAACCATCCACAAGACAGCAGATGGAAAATATGTGAAGATAATGTTTTTCAAACACTGTCAAGCAGTATGGGAACTGGGGGGGGTAACGTACCAATGATAATTCAAACTATAAAAAATGAGATAGGGGGGGCACTGAGTATAGGCAACGGACAGATACATGATGCAATGAGCCCTTCGTATGAAATATGCAAAACATTAAATTGCATGGATGATCCTATGAAAATTGTAGAGGAGAAAAACATGGAGACAGTAGTAAGAAGGTTAACACCATTAGAGTGCGAGAGGCTTCAGGGTTATCCCGATGGATGGACAGACATCGGAGACTGGATAGACAGCAAAGGTAAAAAGCATAAAGGAGATTCTGATGCACCACGATACAAGGCACTCGGAAACAGTATAGCCCTTCCGTTTTGGGAGTGGATGGCTGAAAGAATTGTAGCACAGTACGACAGACCTACAACGATGGCAAGTCTGTTTGATGGTATAGGTGGATTTCCTTTAGTCTTTAGCAGATGTGGATGCACACCTGTATGGGCGAGTGAGATAGAGGAGTTTCCTATAGCAGTAACAAAAGTAAGATTTCCAGAAGAGGAGTAAACATGGATGCACTGAAAAAAGCAGAAAAGGAATTGGATGAAGAGTCGTCAAGAGCTATGCAGCTCGGATTCTATCGCTCAATACTCACACTGAGCACAGAGTTTGGATGGAAGAAGCTCAGGATAGAACGATTCCTCGATAATGCCTCGGATGTATACACGGAATGCAGAGGCGACGGTAGAAAGTCTCTCATTCAGATGTGTGATGAAGAGACCGGCATAGAGGTCCGTAACGATGCAGATGAAAGTTATCTTGATACCCCGTATCTATGTCAGGAGATATGGGATCGTGAAAGGGTACGGTATGAGAAGATGCCTTACCCGATGCAGAGAGCTTATTTCATCTCAGTACGGCAGCACATGAAGAAATGGATGTATGCACAGGTTATGGCTTCTATCATCCTGGCATTACACCGAAAGGAAGGATGGGGCCATGAGAGGATCGTTAAGTTTCTCGAAGCTTCCGAAAAGTACAAAGCAAATCAGAATATCGAAGAGCTGAAGGCAACAGTCGAGTCTGAGACGGGTATGAAATACGTGTGGACGGGTCAGGACTTATGCCTGGTTAACAAAGAGTTTAAAGGAATAACAAATGTCGTTTCAGAAACGACAAGAGAGGTGGACGAATGAAGAAATTATACAATTACAAAAAATTAGAGCTATTGGACGAGGACGAGATCAAAGAAATCCCGGATGAGAATGTGATTTTTCACGACGGAGTATTATTTATCTTCTGCTCATGTGGTATGGATAAGGACTGCGAGGCCCACAGAATATTTATAGATCCTCAGTACGACGAAGCAATAAGCCTTAAGGATATCGCAATTAAGTATCCCCTGGTTGACAAGGTTATCTATGAGACAGGCCTTGAAGGATATGTGTACAGCTACGGCAACCACAAGTACGGAGAGTGGGAGCGTGTAGGCGAAACAGTAGGATATGCGTAAAGGGGGACTCAATGACAATAGTAATTACTTTAGGCGACTTAATACTATTGATTTTTATGACAGTCGCAGCATTGTATTCCATCCTGTATGCTCTCTGGCTATATGCCGGGGAGCAGAAAAGGAAGAGGAAACGGAAGAAAAGGGTAGAGACTGAAATCTATTACGACGATTACGATGATGGGAGATAAACATGGGAGAGTTAAGGAAAACAAATTATGGTGCTTGGGTATATGACGATGGTACATTAAACGAAAATGAAAAAGCATTGTTGTATATCAAAGAGAGTGCCGAAAGCGTAGGAATAGAAATTATACCCGACAAAACGGCTTTTGACATTCCTTTTATGGCAGAGGTAATGAGAAGATTACGAAATGGGAGATAAAACATGAAAACAATAATTAAACTTGATGTACCCGAATATCAGATAGGGCAAGAGGTAAGCATATACTTTAAAGACACTATGATGATTAAGGGAGTAGTGCAAAAACCAAAGACAGGGCATTGGAAACGCATTAGTATTGATAAGTATGTTCAACACGCTATGGCATATTACAAGTGTTCTGTATGCGACAAGGATATAATCGGAACGCATAACTATTGTCCTAATTGTGGTGCAAAGATGTCAGAAATCCCGACAAGTCCAGAAAGGAACGGCAAGACAGAAAGTGAGGATAAGGAATGACACAAGAATATATAAAGCAGGTAGCATTAGATACGATTATGGAGCAACAGGCAGAAACAAAAGTAAATACCGATAGAGATAATTTGTTATATCTTATGGGTTTTAATGACGGAGTTATCGAACTTGCTTTGAAATTACGAGATAAAACAGAGGCAGTAAGTGAGGAATAGATATGGCAGATATAAAAACATTATTGGTTTGTATAATTATTTTGTTATTGCTTATTTTTGTTAACACAATCAGAAAGTGAGGAATAAGGAATGACATACGGAAATGGAGAGTTACCCAATGGTGGTTGGATTCCTGTTAGTGAGAGGTTGCCCGAAGATAGAGAATTAGTATTGTTTAGCACAAAGACGGATAGAGTATTTGAGGGTAGATACTTTGATGATAACACAGACCATCAATGGTATGCGTTTCGTGATGAATGTTTTGCATGGAACAATGTTGTCACAGCATGGATGCCATTACCCGAACCATACAAGGCAGAAAGTGAGGATAAATAAATGACAGCAGATGCTATTAGAGATTTATATGAGAAAAACGAAGCATTCAGGGACTATGTAAGGAACTGTATGAAGCATTACGGATGGAGCCTTGAGAAAGCTCTCAGGAATGGGATAGTAAAATCCTATGCCGATTACATCATCGATACTAAGAAGGGCAAGATATGAAGATATGCGCTATGTGTGGGAAAATTGCAGACTGTGAACACCATCTGATATTTGGTATGGGCCTTCGGGAGTTAGCTGATCAGGACGGATTAACGATTCCTTTGTGTAACGAGTGCCACAACACCGGCAAAGACAGGATACATGACAATGTTGCAGCAGAACGGCTGAGCAAGATGCTCGGTCAGGCACTCTGGGAGTCAAAGTACGGAGACAGGGAACAGTTTAGGGAGAGATACGGAAGGAGTTATCTGTGAGTAAGTTTTGGGCTGAGAGAACAAGAACAAAATGCCCGTTTTACATCGGGGAAAGGGAAAAGTCTATCGTATGTGAAGGGATAGTCTCTAACGAGGTTATCAATAAGTTTGCTACACCTAAAGAGAAGATGAACTACAAAAAGTATCACTGCTACTGCGAGAATGGAGCAGGATGCCCGGTATACGACCAAAAGTATGCAGAGTATGAAATGAAAGGATGGATTAAGGGATAGGCAAAAGTCTATCTTTTTTCCGTTTTTCCCCAAAGAGCAAGACAACACATTAAATGATATACGAAAATTGATACCAGGAGAGTGATTATGGCAAAGAAAAGGCCATCATGGGACGAACTTAAAACAGAATATGTTACTACGGACATTTCCTACAACCAATTAGCAGATAAATACAAGATTAGCAGGAATACTGTTCGTAATCGTGGAGTCCGTGAAAAGTGGTTTGATGCAAAGAAGACATTTGTGTCAGAAAAGGTAGCGAAGACAGCCGAAAAATTCAAAGAGAAAGTATCGGAAGAAAAAGCTAACAAGCTATTTTCCATCGCAGAATCAGCCGACAAGATGGCAGACACTATTCATCGGGTTATGGACGACACGGATCAGTTTTTCCGTCGCACTAACCTGGCAGGAGAAGATATAGTCTCCAAGAAGGCAGACACAAAAGCAATGAAAGAACTTGCTTCAGCTATGAAGGACTTAACATCAGTGCTCAGGAACGTATACAACATACCTACTGAAGCAGAGAGTATATCCCTTCAGATAGCAAGGGAACGGCTTGAGATAGAGAAGAGGAACTCAGAGAGAGAAGAGGACGGTATCACAACGGGTATCGTACTTATTCCACAGGTAATGGATGATGACGAAGAATAATGTCATATGGAAGCCACAACCTAAACAGATGGAATTTATGATGAGACCTGAGTACGAGGCTCTATACGGTGGCGCAGCAGGTGGGGGCAAGTCTGATGCATTACTTGCAGAGGCTATGCGACAGGTAGGTGTAAAGAACTACCGAGGCATTATCTTCCGAGATACAGTGCCACAGCTTGAAGGACTTATCTCACGATCTCATGAGATATACCCCTATGCATACAAGGGAGCCACATACAACGATAACAAGAAGGTGTGGCGATTCCCTTCGGGAGCAAAGATATTCTTCGGATATATGCAAAGGGAAGATGACAAATATAACTATCAGGGAAAAGCATACGACTTTATAGGCTTTGATGAGCTTACGCACTTTACCTATACGCAATATATGTATCTGTTATCCCGTAACAGACCTATGGGCCCAGGTACAAGGGTATATGTCAGATGTACTGCTAACCCTGACGGAAAAGGTTTGGGATGGGTAAAGGACAGATTCATTACACCGGCACCACCACTTACACCGATTAAAGATGACTACAACGTGGTATCCCCTGACGGTAAAGTGATAACTCTCAGCAAGAAGAGGATATTCGTACCATCTACGGTATTTGATAACCAGGAACTGTTGAAAAACGATCCTAACTACCTTGCTACACTTGCAGCATTACCCGAAGCAGAAAGAAATGCCCTTCTGTACGGATCATGGGATTCATTCACAGGTCAGGTATTTACGGAGTGGAAGAACGACCCCGAACACTACGACGACCACAAGTTTACACATGTGATAAATCCCTTCCTCATTCCTGGCCATTGGAAGATATACCGGGGATACGACTTTGGTTATGCAAAACCTTTCTCAGTCGGATGGTATGCAGTGGATGAGATAGGCAAGATATATCGCATAAAGGAATACTACGGATGTACGGGACAACCTAACACGGGAGTCTGTTACGATCCTATGAAACAGGCAGCAGAGATTAAGAGGATAGAGTCTGAAGACCCCTTGCTTAAGGGTAGGACGATAACGGGTATAGCAGACCCTGCGATATTCGATGAGTCAAGGGGAGAGTCCATCGCAAGGATGATGGAGAGAAACCCGAACTTTATTTATTTTCAACCGGGAGACCACAAGAGAATCCCCGGCAAGATGCAATTTCACTACAGATTTGCATTCGATAAAGACGGAGACTGCATGTTTCAGGTATTCAATACCTGCAAGAACTTTATCAGAACAATACCGAACTTAGTCTATTCCTCAAAACATTTCGAGGATATAGATACAGATATGGAAGATCATATTTACGATGAGTGCAGATATGTATTGATGGAGCACCCGATAGCACCGAGACAGAACGTGCTTGATAAGAGAAGAGTTATATCACAGCCACTTGATATTAAAGCTTCCGATACGAAAGAACTGAAGCCGAGAAAACTTATAGTATACAAAGGAGAATGAAATGGCACAGACTAAATCTATTAAACCTCTCGAAGAAACTGAGAGACAGGTACCTGACATGCCCGTCTCTCAGGATATTTCGCCTGAAAACATGGAGATGCTTAATCGCATAGAGCAGATTCACAACATGGAAGATGAACGGGACGAGCTTAATGCTCATAATCCTGATCATGCTCAGTACGGAGTATCCGAAGGAATGACTCAGATAATCGGTAGAGAAGAGGTCCATAAGGCAAATGAAATCCTTCAGAAATACAAGGAAGGCAAGGCAAACCTTGAGAGAAGGATTATCGACAACGAACAGTGGTGGAAAATGCGACACTGGGAGCAGATAAACAGAAGGGACAACCTTTTTAGTGATGCAGCAGAGAGAAGAGTCAAGAAGCCTTCAAGTGCATGGCTTCAGAACTCTTTGACGAACAAACACGCAGATATCATGGATAACTACCCGGAGCCTTCAGTATTACCGAGAGCCCGTGATGATGAAGAGACTGCAAAGGCCCTGACAGAAATCCTTCCCGTAGTTTTGGAACAGAATAACTTTGAAGAGACTTACTCAGATGCTGCATGGTACAAACTGAAGACAGGTACGGGAGCATATGGTGTCTTCTGGAACTCTCAGAAATATAACGGTATGGGAGATATCGATATCAAGAAGGTTGACCTTCTCAATATGTTCTGGGAGCCGGGTATCACGGATATTCAGGACTCAGAGAATGTATTCTTTGTATCCATCATCAGCAACAAGAAGCTTAAACAGGCTTATCCCGATGCAGACCTGACAGTATCGAACAGCCCGACTATAGATGTAGCAAAGTATATCTATGATGACTCAGTAGATACTACAGACATGAGTGCAGTAGTTGACTGGTATTACAAGGTTGATTTACCCGTAGAGCCTATGCCCGGAGTACAGAGCACTAAAACAATAGTGCATTACTGCAAGTATTGTAACGGTACAGTGCTTTATGCTTCTGAGAATGACGAACAGTATAGGGAACGAGGATATTATGATCACGGCTTATATCCGTTTGTATTCGATACACTCTTCCCCGAAGAAGGTACCCCGTGTGGATATGGCTTCATAGATATCATGAAGAGTGCTCAGGAATACATAGACCGTATGGAAGATGCGATGCTTGAGAATACTCTGATATCGTCAAGGACCCGATTCTTTATGAGAGAAGACGGTGGTATCAATGAAGATGAGTTTAGAGATACAGAAAACAACCTGATACACGTAGCAGGTAATCTGGGAGAGGACTCTATCAGACAGTTTAATGTATCGCCTTTAAGCTCAGTATACATGAATATGCTTGATAACAAGATAAACGAGCTTAAGGAGACATCGGGAAACAGAGATGTCAACCAGGGAAGCACATCATCAGGTGTAACGGCTGCTTCTGCTATCGCAGCTCTTCAGGAAGCAGGTAGCAAGGGCAGCAGAGATATGAACAAATCATCATACAGGGCATTTACTCTTATCTGTAATCAGATAATCGAGCTTATGCGACAGTTTTACACAGAGCCCCGTATGTTCAGAATAACCGGCACAAGTGGTCAGCAGAACGAGTATGCAACCTTTGACAACTCAGGACTTGCACCACAGCCACAGGGCAGTGACTTCGGTATCGGACTCGGAGAGAGGATGCCTATATTCGATGTAAATGTAGTGCCTCAGAAGAAGAGTGCCTTTACGAAGATGTCAGAGAACGAACTTGCTATTCAATTCTACAACCTGGGATTCTTTGCACCGAACAATGCAGACCAGTCATTAGCATGTCTTGACATGATGATGTTTGACGGTAAAGACAAGATAACCGACAGAATCAAGCAGAATCAGACAATGTTTGAGACTATTCAGATGCTGCAACAGCAGGTAGTACAGTTAGCAGCCATAGTTGATGCACAGAACGGTACAAACATGGCTGCACAGATGATGGGAGCAGCGCAGGGCACCGATGCGATGATAAACAATGTAAACGCAAATGAGAAGGCTGTAGGCATAGATCAGGGATCACGTGGCAGTCAGGCAGAGAAGGCCACAGTAAATGCTCAGAATGTAGCACAGCCTAAATAGGAGAGATGTATGACAGAGATAGAAGCATTATTTGATAACAATGAATTCTATCTAACCATTAAAGGTCATGCAGATTATGCAGAATACGGCAAGGATATTGTATGCAGCTCAGTCAGTATCCTTGCTTTTTCTTTGCAGAAATACCTGGCAGACCATGAAGATGAGTTAGAGAGACTATGTATAGACGGAGACGACGGAGTGATGGTGTTTTCCTGCAAGATAGATGACTACCATGAGCACGATTTAAGACAGGGAATTATGGCTATAGTCGGTGGATTTGATATTTTATCGAAAAATTATGAAAAAAATGTTCATTTTTCCCCAAAGGGCAATATTTTTGATAAATCGTTTACATAAAATGAGCTTATAAGAGGGCGAAAAAGCCCTGACACTTCGGAAAGGACGATGGTTTATGGATTTATTAAAGTTTAACCTTCAGTTTTTTGGAGAAGGTGGTGGAGACGGTGGCGCAGCCGTAGCCGGTGCTGACTCTTTTGGTGGAGAAGCTGAAGCAACATCAGTAGGGGAGATCGATGCCTCAAAGAAGACAGGTCGCAAATCTAACCCACTTGCAAACGTTAGATATGGAAAGCAGTCACAGGACGACAATGTGACAGACTCTCAGGGTAAAACCCCTGAAACGATGGTAACCACTAAATCATCAGAACAGAAGGCCACAGATTTTGAGAATCTGATTAAGGGTGAGTACAAATCAGAGTTTGATGCCCGTGTACAGAACATCATTAACAAACGGTTTGGAAAGGTCCAGCAGACAGAGGAACAGATGAAGAGCCTTCAACCGGTGCTTGATATGTTATCTCAGAAATATGGAGTAGACAAAGGAGACTTTGACAGTCTCTCGAAGGCTATCCAGGATGATGATGCATATTACGAGGATGAAGCCTTACAGAAAGGCTTATCAGTAAAGCAGCTTAAAGAGATGAAGAAGCTTGAACGTGAGAATGAAAACTTGCGTAAAGCACAGGAAGAAGCAAAGGCCAGAAGAGACGGAGAACAAATCTTCGCTAAATGGATGCAGCAGACAGATGAATTCAATGCTAAATACGGCATGAATATCGACTTCAGAACTGAATCCATGAATCCTGACTTTGTAGCGATCCTCAAGAACGGAAGCTCAGTAGAAGCTGCTTATCGTGCAGTCCACTTTGATGAAATGATGGGTGGAGCAATGTTCAAAACAGCTCAGGCCGTAACCGAAAAGATGGCAAACAACCTTCAGGCTAAGGCTTCAAGACCTGTAGAGAACGGAATTTCCTCAAGAGCAACGGCAACAGTTAAGACAGATGTCAATTCTCTGACCCGAAAGGACAGAGAGGAAATTGAGAGAAGAGTCGCAAGAGGAGAACGAATAAGTTTCTAATCCTCTTGCCATATAAGAGGAAAGGAAAAGATATGGACGCATTAAAGTTTAACCTTCAGTGGTTTACTACAAACAAGACAACGGATTCAGGTCTGTCCGATGAAATGAAGACCTACTACGAGAAGAGACTCATTGATCTTGCAGAGCCTAAGCTCGTACATAATCAGTTTGGAGATAAGTACCCCATTCCCCGTAACGGTGGTAAGACTATCGAGTTTAGAAAGTTTGCACCACTCGCAAAGGCAATGACACCTATCTCCGAAGGTGTAACACCTACAGGTAACCAGCTCAATGTATCTGCTATCACAGCAGAAATCTCTCAGTACGGTGATTATATTGAGACATCAGATATCCTTGATCTTACTGCTATCGATAACGTAATCGTGCAGTCAACAAAGATTCTGGGCTCTCAGGCAGGCCGTACACTTGATTCAGTTACAAGAGATGTACTTGCAGGTGGAACAAACGTAATCTATGCCGGTGGCAGAGCTTCAAGAGCTGCACTTACTACAGCAGATACACTTGTACCTGACCTTTTCAACCAGGCAGCTACAGTGCTTGCAGCACAGAACGCAGATGAAATCGATGACTCATATGTAGCTATCATCCATCCTTATGCAAAGTATGACCTTATCTCATCTTCTGCATGGATCGATGTACATAAGTATGCAGACCCTACAGCTATCTATGACGGAGAAATCGGTAAGCTCGGTAACATCCGTTTCGTAGAGTCTACAGAGGCAAAGATTTGGAAGGATTCTACTTGCCCTACAGATGGCAGTGGTAACCCTCTCGCAGTATTCAGCACACTCGTACTCGGTGCACATGCTTACGGTGTAACAGAGCTTGAGGGTGGTGGACTTGAGCACATTGTAAAGGCTCTTGGATCAGGTGGAACAACAGATCCTCTTAATCAGAGAGCAACAGTAGGTTGGAAGGCAACAGCAGTAGCAGAGAGACTTGTTGAGCAGTACATGGTACGTATTGAGTCACTCTCAGCATATTCTGCAACAGCTTCAGCTAACTAATAAGCAAAGGTAATGGGGTAGTCAGTCGGCTACCCCTTATGCAGAAAGGAATTAAATATGGCAGAGAAGAAAACCACTACAGAGAAGCCCGTTGATGACGGAAGAACAGCACTTGCTAATCCTTACAACGAGGACATGGTAACTATCAAACTCTTCAAAGGTCAGGGAAGATACGCAGAGGATGTATTTGTATCAAGAAACGGATATGCATACATCATTAAGAGAGGCGAAGAGGTTAAGGTACCTAAGGGTATCGCAGAGATCCTTGAGAACATGGAAGAGATGGATAACCTTGCTGCAAAGAGAAAAGAGGAAGCAGCAAAGGCAGCCAAAAAGTTTTAATCAATTAGTGGGAGAACAAAACAGCTCTCCCACTTTTTTCTATAAAGGTATGAAACATGACACTAAATGAAGCAATAGCAAAAATCGACAGTTTGAAACCTAATCAGTACACGTTTGCTGAGAAGGTAGCATGGATATCCGATGTAGACGGAAGGATATACCGGGATTTAATCACAAAGCATGAGAATCCTGAAGAAAAGACCTGGGACGGTCCGTATGATGAAGACTCATCGAGTGCTCTTGTGCTTCTGGCCTATGAGCCCTACACGGACTTATACATCTATTACATGATGGCAATGATAGACCAGTATAACGGGGAATACACAAGATACAGCAATGATATGGAGCAGTTTAATAACTCTTATCAGGCTTTTGCAGATGATTACATAAGAAATTATAAATCAGTCATGGAACATAAATTCCGACTGTAGGAGATATATATGAAGCTCGGAAAGGCAACACCGACAAATCAGAATACCAGTGTGATATCTGAATTCAAGGGATACAACCACAACTATAGGATCGCTGACGGAGAATTCTATGAGATGAAGAATATGTCAGCAGAGTTTTATCCTCTGATGTCGAACAGAGCAAGAAGGGGATTTATCAAGACCTTAACAAATTGTCAGGGTATATCTGCTTCAGACAAGCTGTACTGGGTAGATAATGGCAAGTTTTACTATGACTCTCATGAGATATGCGATGTATCGGCTACAGACAAGCAGTTTGTGGAGATGGGAGCCTATATCTGTATATTCCCTGACAAAATCGCATACAACACGTATGAGGACGAGGTTATAGACCTTGAGCATGAGAATGTATCAGAGGCTAATCCGTCGCTTACCTTATGCAAGATGGATGGAACAGTGTACACAAACGACGACTTGTATGTAGGAGATACTGAGCCCGTAGACAGGACAAAGACCTGGCTTGATACATCATCAGAGCCACCTGTACTTAAGTTTTACTCAGAGAATACATCTCAGTGGGTAGCTATAGCGACTACATATGTCAAGATTTACTCTCCGGGGATAGGGGAAGACTTTAAGGAAGACGATGCAGTCACGATATCGGGATGTGATGTGGAAGACTTTAACACCACGATGATAGTACAGGCCTGCTCAGATGATTATATCGTCGTAATCGGCTTACTCGATGTAGGTACGATGATAAACAGTCAGCAGATGACATTTAAAAGGGCAGTGCCTGATATGGATTATGTCTGCGAGCTTAACAACAGACTGTGGGGATGCTCTTCTGCTAATCATGAGATATACGGAAGCAAACAGGGAGATCCTACAAACTGGAACTACTATGGTGGCCTTGCTTCCGACAGTTATGCTGCAACAGTAGGAACATTCGGAGACTTTACGGGATGCATAGGCTACAGAGGATACGTGCTCTTCTTTAAGGAAACGGGAGTGCACAGACTGTACGGCACAATGCCTTCCAACTTTTCTATGTCATGGACGGAACTCAGGGGAGTACAGAAGGGCTCAGAGAAGAGTCTTGTAAACCTTAATGAGACTCTGTTTTACAAGGCAGATGAAGGAATCATGGTATATGAAGGCTCAATGCCAGTGAATATCTCAGAATATTTCGGTAAAGAGAAATACTATGATGCAGTAGCAGGGCAGGTAAACGAAAAGTATTACGTATCTATGCGTAACAAGGACTATGAGTGGAGTCTGTTCTGCTTTGATACAAACAAGAAGCTCTGGCATAAAGAAGACGAAAAGCAGATATACGGCTTCGGATTCTATTCAGGCAAGTGTTACATGGTAGACAACGAACAGAAGATGTGGTGCTTCCCTATAGAGAGCATGATATCTTACCTGTTCCCCGATATGACGGATGCAGAAGGGGAGTATTACTATCCCGATGAGCCTACACCTGAAGGGGACTACTACTATCCGGGATACATGGTAGAAGGCTTCTATGAAGACGATGTTGAGTGGTTTGTAGAGACGGGAGATATGGGACTTGAGAATCCCTTTAACAAGTATGTAGTACGGCTTGTCCTTCGGATGATGCTTTATGAAGGCACAAACATAGCAATACAGATTCAGTACGACTCAAACGGTGTGTGGGATGACCTATTCAACATGATCAATGACTATAAGCGCAGTATCAACATTCCCTTAAGGGTAAACAGATGTGACCATTTCAGGTTACGGATATCCGGCAAGGGCGATGCAAAGATATATTCAATAACTCAGGCGACTGAGACGGGGAGTGAACTATGATGGACTATGAATTCCCTGACAGGCCCAGGAATTTTGAGGATGTATACCAATTCCTGACAAGGACTGTTCAGAAGATGAATGAAAACAACAACATTCTGAGAAATGAGAATGAAAAGCTTAAGGAAAGGATAAAAGAGCTGGAAGGAGAGAAGACATGGCAGTAGCAAGGAACTTACAGGAAGAAGCTGTTAAAAATGCCGGACAGGGTACGTATGTATCCGATGCACAGAGACAGGCACAGGCAAAAGTGCAGAGCTATGGGGACAACCCGTATGCAGTATTTCAGGAGTCTGCAAAGACTAAGAATGCATACAACCAACTGCAAAACACTTTAAACAACAGACCTGAAGACTATACGAGTAATTATACGGATACTATCAACAACCTGCTTGATCAGATAGTAAACCGTAAAGAGTTTTCGTATGACTTTAATGCAGACCCTCTGTATCAGGCATATAAGAATCAGTACACTACAGCCGGTAAACAGGCTATGAAGGACACTGTAGCGCAGACATCAGCCATGACGGGTGGATACGGTAACTCTTATTCAACTACAGCAGGTAGTCAGGCATACCAGGGATATCTTCAGCAGCTTAACGACAGAATCCCCGAACTGTATGCACAGGCTCTGAATAAATATCAGATGGAAGGCGAAGAGCTCAGAAACAAATATAACGTAGTAGGTCAGCAGGAAGACCGTGAATACGGCAAGTGGACTGACAAAATGGATTTCTGGGACAGAGACAGAACATTCGGACTGAATCAGTACAACAATTTCTGGGATCAGGACATGAGAGAGCAGGCATTCAACTCTGATAACTGGAAGGACTCAAGGGATTTTGATTACGGCAGATACCGTGACATAGTAGGCGACGACAGATATTCCTATGAGAATTCATACAAAGCCCTTAAGGATGCTCAGGACTTTGATTATCAACAGGCAAGGGATGCAGTCGGCGACCAGAGATGGCTTGATGAGTTTGCTTATCAACAGGCAAGAGACAAGGTAAAGGATAATCAGTGGGCTATGGAGTTTGCATTGCAACAGGCAAAGGCAGCAGCTTCAGGTGGAAGAGGTGGAAGCTCTGGCAAGTCTTCAGGAAACACATCTGGAAATACTTACAAGGCAGGTAAATCAGGTAGTGGTGGAGCAAGAAGAGATGCAGAGATGCAGAATTCAGATGCATATAGGTATGCAGAGTCTTTACTTAATAATCCTGGCAATGGTGGTGCGACAAGTGCTGCAAACTTTGTGGGATCATTACTCGCAAGGGGAAGCATGACACTTGATGAAGCCGGTAGGATGATGGATTTACTCGGTATCAATGTAGATGACATCGACTGGGACAGCAACAACACATACTTAAAGTATTTCGATAAGAATATGTACAGATAGGAGATAGATAATGGGCTTCTTGAATGATTACAATAACAGAAGAAATAAACGTAAAGATGAAGAAGAGGAGAGACAGAGGGATTCTGTCTCTTCTTTTGGAAAAAGAGTAGGAAGAGAAGAGAAAACAGACTCTTCTTTTATGAGTCAGCTTGGAAATGTATCGAAAGATGTATTCAGAACAGAAACACCTTCCACAAATCCTTATGACATAGCTTTAGAGACTGCAAGAAACTCTGCACAGCCTGAGACAAATACGGGATTTATGGAGAGACCTTCTGTATTTGAGCCTACAGGATATTCAGATGATGAACTTAATACCATAGAGCAGAATTTGCTTAATCAGAGAAGCAGTACAACAATGAGTGGTGCGCCTGATTTCAGTAATCTCGGTGCCGGTATCGGAGAAAATAACAACAAAGAGTTTGATGCTACATCATTCAACAGCTATGTAAATAATGTATCAAACAGAAAAAAGACATACGATAATCCACTTGATAACTACGGTGTAGATAAGAATGTAGTGGACCTTACTCAGTTTGATCCTGATACATTTAAAAATGATATGGAAGACCTTGCAAACAAGGAAACTGACACAGGAAATAACTGGTGGGATACTATCAAAAACATAGATGAAGGCCTTAAGGATGTAAGAGAGAAGAAAGATATAAACTACTACAACTCTCTTGCTGATGCAGATGATTTTGCAGAAATGAGTCAGTATCAGAAGGTTAACAAGCCTTTAGGTAACTATTCAGATGCAGAGTGGACCTCTTATGCCCTTAATGAGATTAGAGGAGACCAGGCAGATATAAATATAATGAGAGATTTAGGGGAGTATAAGTATGCCACAGCAGACGAAGTGGATACATTTAACTATCTCTATAATACTCAGGGTGCAGATGCAGCAATGGATTTTTACAAGAGACTTAATCTGTCAGGCAGAATGACTGAGACTGCTACAGATTATGCAGCACAGGCAGCAGAAGCTCATCCTGTAATTGCTTCAGCAGAATCATTTGTGGCAAGTCCGATAAAGGGTATCGGATATATTGGGAGTGCGCTTGATGTACTTAGTGGAAAAGGACTTGATCCTAACGCATGGTATAACCTTCCTTCAAATATACAAAACTCAATAAGAAGCCAGGTATCAAATGACATTATTAAAAATGCAGACAATGAATTTATGGGAAAAGTAGGCTCATTCATGTATCAGACGGGTATGAGCATGGGCGATTTCCTCATGAATCTCGGTACAGGCAGTCAGGAACTGTCACTTGGTATTATGGGAGCCGGTGCAGCAAGTGACTCAGTAATAGAAGCAAAGAAGAGAGGATTATCAGATGCTCAGGCCCTTGCTACAGGTACCATAGCAGGACTTGCTGAAATAGTATCTGAGAATGTTTCTATTGAGTCACTCTTTAACAGCAACGCACAGGGAGTAAAGTATATCCTTCAGAACTTTATTGCAGAAGGTGCAGAAGAGGTTGAGTCAGACCTTATCAATGATGTAGCTGATCTCATTATCAATGGAGATAAAGCACAGATGAAGCAGGCTTATCAGCAGTACCTGGATGAAGGACTCTCAGAGTCTGAAGCATTCGGAAGAATGATAGGAGACCAGGCTATTCAGTATGGTACAGATTTCCTCGGTGGTGCTATATCAGGTGGAATAATGGGATCTGTAGGTGCAGCAGGTCAGTATGTAAACCAGAGAAATATAGGAAATACAATGCTCAGTGATGAGCAGAGCCTTAATCAGATAGTAAACCTGGGAGCACAGAGTGAAAACGAAGAAACAAGAGCACTTGCACAGCAGGTATTTGATGGAAATGCAAAGAAAAATGTAATCGGAGAACTTGTACAAAAGGTATCTTCAGAAAATAACCTGTATGGAAAAATTATAGATAATCTTCGTGAGAGTGGAGAGACTCAGGGCATGGCAGAAGCAGAAGCCGATGCCATAATGAATCATATATCCGGCGCAGAACTCACAGGCCAGGACCAGGAATATCTTAACAAAGAAAACGTACAGAATGCTCTTAATGATGTATTCGGTGGTACGTATGATACAGCATACGCAAACAGTGAAGCTGCAAACGATGCCTACAGTCGTGCGCTTGAGATGGCAAGACAGCAGAGAGCAGAGAAGATGGCACCGGTAACAAATGCCATTAACAATGTACGTAATATCTTCGGAAACAAAAAGTCAGGAGCACAGAATAATACTGAGACTGAAAATAATGCTCAGGTATCTGAAGAAAATACTCAGAAGGCAGAAGAAACTGAGTCACAGGAAGCAGTTAAGAATATTCCTTTAAGTGAGAGAGCGAAGATAGGTGCAGATATTTCTAAATTTAGAACAGAGGTAAAACCCGTACAGGCTACACTTAACGATGTTAAAGCAGTCGAGGTGACCCCTGACGGCTTATCTGTGACACTTAACGACGGTCAGAAGGTAAATACCCATCAGATAATGGACGATGCCACACGATACATGTTACAGAGGGTAGAGCGTAATTTTAATGATACTCAAGGTGCAGAAGATTATATTAAGGCTTACAACAAAAATGTAAATACAACGGTGTTTAATAATGCAGCCTTCCAGATGAATACAGCCGGTTACAACGGTGTTGATTACAAAACAGCCTATAATAATGTAACGAAAGATGCAAGTTTCGTAGCTAACGGACAGAACATACCTGAGTCATTCCTTCAGGATATGTATGCTTATGGTAAAAGAGAACGTGACAGAGTATCTAAAGAGATGAATTCTAAGATACAGAAGGTTGTCACAGATTCTATTGAAAAGTTTGTTGGTATAACGTCGCACGAAGGTGGAGAAGAAGGCCAGGGTTATTATGATCCTAAAACTAATGAGATAACCTACGGTAAGTACACAAAGCAAAGTCGTATTGAGACACTTGCGCATGAGTTAACTCACATGATGAGAAAGCATGTAGAGGGCAACTATAATCAGATTAAAGATATCGTGTTAGAGGTCCTTAAGAGTGGTGGTCAGTATGATCAGATTTTTGAGGATACAAAGAAAACATATACAGATTTAGACGAAGACGGAATTATTGAAGAAATCGTTGCAAATTCAATGCAGGAAATGCTCTTTAATAAGACTGTTATAAATGAGTTGTGCGAGAAAAAACCTGATTTTGCACATCGTATTTGGAATGCCATTAAAAAAGCTATCGCAGAACTCCGTAATGTTTTAAGAGGTCATATCGGAAGCACAGAGTCTAAAATACTCTCCCAGGATATTGAAGCACTTGAGAAAGCAGCAAAACTTTATGCTCAGGGGCTCAAGCAAATGTCTGAGAATATGAAGAATGTTGAGAGTAAAGAAGGAGAGATTAAATACTCTCAGAATACTTTTAATAACATATATGAAGAAGGAAGAGATTTTTCATTTTCTTTGACAAATAGAGATTATGCAAGACTTGATAAAATGATAAAAACAAATCCAGGAGAAGAAACAATTTCTGGAGAAAGAGCCCTTATTTTAGATAATAAATTGATATATAATAAAGATAATAAAATAACATGTGTAATAACAGCTACAGAGTTAGATAATAGGATACCAGAGTTTACTGAAAATGCTTACTTGAAAGGAATGATTTTACATGAAAAAGATAAAAGATACAAAGGAGCGTCTCGTAGACGCATTAGCGACTCTGAACAACGAAATGTTAGTAATGAACTTGGTGGAAAACTCGATGTCTTCATCGACTATGGACGAGTTGACATTGATGATAGGATCCTTGGAAATGAGCAAGAAGGAAACAATGGCAAAGTTACTGCTGGATATTTTGCAAACAAGCAAAACGGAAAAAGAAATGGTGGAAAGAGCAGAAGAAGCCAGACTCAAGTTGCAAAAAATGTAAAGCATTCATATGCCGGCTTAGGCTCAGTTAATGCTGATATGACAAGCCTTACTGAAGCAATTAATATGCTTGAGGAAGGCAAAAGTAAAGAAGAGGTATTCCGTGAGACTGGATGGTTTCAGGGAGCTGACGAAAAGTGGAGATACGAGATTAGTGATGACGCTATGAAGGTATTCCCTAAAGGCGATGCAAAATACTTAAATGATAATGAATATCAGAGATACGAAGAATTAGAAAACAGATTTTTCTATGGTGACTCAAATCTTTCAAAAGATGAATTGAAAGAGTTTGACGACCTGTTTAATAAATTCCTTAACAGAAAAGTATTAACTGTTGATGATGTTGTTAAGCATGATAAGTTATTTGATGCATACCCCTTCTTAAAAGATATTAAAATCGATTTCGTAAAACCCGATAAGCTTAATGGAGCTATCGGTAAGTTTGATAAATCAGAAGGGAAAATCCTTGTAGATTTATATTCTAAGGCAAGGCCAAACGACCTTAAATCTATAATAATCCATGAAATTCAACATGCAATTCAGAATTGGGAACACTATGCAGGTGGAGCAAGTCCAAGTTTGTATAGTGGTATTTATAGTGTCATTGACTCTCACACTTACGCAGAGTACAAGGACGCAGATTTTGCAATTAAAAGGTTATTAGATAAAGCACCTGAAGAGTTTAAAGAAAAATACAAGAAGCTTCCCGAACTATATTTCATGTACAGTGCTTCTCAAAATGAGAAATATATAAATGAAGCACATGAAATTGAGGAAAATCTTGAAGCAAACTATAAGGATATTTATGACGAGATATCTGAACTTGAAGCAGACAAGAAATTCTATGAGGGAGAACTTGAGCAAGAGGTTACCCCGGAAGAGTTATACAGGATAACAGCAGGAGAAATCGAAGCCAGGGACACAGAAAACCGTTTAAATCTTTCTGAAGAAGAGAGAAAAGAAAAATATCCGACAAGGACAAGCCATCATAAAGTATATGTTAAGGAAACAGGCAAATATCTTGATGATAGGCAGATGAAATTCTCTCTTGAAAAGCCCGTAGAAATAAACAGAGACCTTATTGCTGCACATAATATATCAGAAGAAAACTTGCTTAAAACACTTAAGCTTGGTGGTTTTCCTATGCCTTCTATCGCAGTAACAAAGGCAGAGTATAACCCTGATAATTTTGGTACGATATCAGTCTTATTTGATAAGAATTCTATTGATCCTAAAGTTAACAAAGCTAATAAAGGATATTTTGGCGATGCTTGGACTCCGACTGTACCGAGAACTGTAAAGAAAATTAACAATAAAAAGTTAAACGCTTTACATAATAAGTTAGGTTTATCAGGCGATTATTCAAGTGTATTCCAGGATGATATGGAAGATATTGTCAGAAGGCTATCTAATGAAGAACAGGTAAAAGAAAAATTCATTAAAGACAATAATGTTGAAATTGAAAAGAAGCCTTATACTAAATGGCACCATCCGAGAACAGCTCAGATATTTGATATTTTAAAAGATAGTACACATACTATGTATTCGATATGGACTGACGAAGCATTAAAGAAACAATTAGCTGAAGCAGCATATCCAGAGTCAAAACTATCATTTGTTAAAAAAGCAAGAGAAAAATATCTTGAAATGCTTAATCATATAGACGATTCAAGCGAAAAACTTGATGAGTTTTTGAAGGATAAAGATGATGCTTATGTTTCAACATACATGAATTTATATCAGGATCTATTTGATATTGTTCACGATCAAGTTAGGAGTGGTTGGGATAGAAATGCTTATCGTGAGGATGTAGACAAATATATCAGTGAACACGAGGAAGAGTTTAAAAAATTTATTGAAGATGCAATAAATGAAGCTGATATGTATGAGGGCGAGTATTTTAGAAAGCCCGGTGTTGATGAAATCACTAATAACGGAAGAAGAAGCTTTGAGCAGCTTCATATCCCTTATAATGCCGAGAACATGCTTAAGCTGATGCTTAAGGATAAAAATGCTATTAAAGGCTTTTTTGGTGGCGCAAGTAATCTCAGAGGTGCAATTACAAAAGAGTATAAATCTATTGAGGATATAAAACGAAACGAAGGCAAACTTAATAAAGTACAGGCCGAAGAGGTAGACGCAAAACTCAGCGAATTAAATCATATTATTATTGAAATTGACAATGCAATTAAAGATGTTAACGGCTGGTCAGGTTGGGTTGCTGATGATGATATCAATGAAACATTAGTTAAATTATTAAAGAAGCCCAAGATAACCTTAGATGTTGCAAATAGTGTTTTTGCGAAAGATGAAACAAAGTTTGCGCCTGAGATTATAGATGAGGTAATAGAACTTAAAAAAGGTTTACAAGAGTTACCTGTTCAGTATTTTGAAGCAAAGCCTGAAAGAGTAATAGGCTTTGATGAAATTAAGGCCACTATAATTCCTGATGATTCTTCAGTAGAACTCAAAGAAGCACTTGATAAAGCAGGTATTCCTTACGAAGAATACAAGGCCGGAGATAAAGAGGACCGTCTTGAGAAACTCAATAGTCATGAAGACCTTAAATTCTCTCTTCAGGATGACTGGGACTTTGACTGGGAAGCTGCAATGGCTGAGAGCGAAGAAGAAAAGATCGCAGAAGGCATGGTAGCACAGAACGATGTGAATATCCTGGAAGATGGCTTCAGAGCACTTAAGGATATTAAGGATGCAGGCAAAGTCAATATCTCACATAACAAGGCCGTACAGATAGCAAAGAGATACACTGAGAAATACGACAGTGCAACGGGTGCAGAAAGCCTTGCCACAAGCATTGAGGCAGTGTTTGCTTATATCCGTGAGCACGATGTCAGCTATGACGATATGCTCAGAGTAATGCGTGATGTCACTCTCCCGGTAGTAGAGAATATTCGTGGAGACGAACAGTTTACGGAAGAATACAGAGACTTTGTAAAATCCCTTAAGGGAACAAGCATAAGCCTTAATGAGTCTCAGAAGAAAGAGGTAGCATATGCATACGGATCACTGACGAACTTCAGGAAGGCAGTAGCAGGAAGATTCAATATCTCAGACAGTGGAGTGAATATCGATTCACTGTGGCCTGAGATAGTAGAGCAGTCAGGCTACAGACTTGATGAGGAAGAGAACAGCAACTCTCAGCCCATCGCACTGCTTGAGCTTCTGGATCAGATGAAGAGTGACAAGGGCACTGTTAACCGTGGAATGAGCGATAATCAGTTAGCACTCGATATGGCCCTTAACATTTACACTGACTGCTTCAAAGAAATGAGCATGAATGCTGCAAAGGTCAACGAGACAGAGGTCGCTAAGAGACTTGCAGAGACAAAAGAGATCCTGAAGGATACAGTCGCTAAGTACGAAGATGCAGTTGATAAGATGTACAAGCAGATGTTAGCTGATACGAAGGCAAGGGCTCAGGCTGAGATAGACAGGCTTACTCAGGAGCTGAGGGAACTTAACAATATCGATACATATAATAGGTCCATCGATACAGACAAGAGAATCGTACAGCTCAAGAGACAAATAGACAGACTCAAACAGCAGCAGGAAGAGGAGAGAGTATATCGCAAAACATCCCGTCAGAAGGCAAGGGAAAACCGTGAGAACTCAAGGATGAGAAATGCTATAAAGAGCATAGTAAAGGATTTATCTTCACGGCTTACTAATCCTAACAAGAATCGGTATGTACCTGAAGAAGACAGAGGTTTAGTACAGGCTACCATAGATATGCTTGAGAGTATCAACCTTGATACAAAGGAAGGCAACTTAATCAAGGAAAAGGTACAGAAGGTCAAGGATGCATATGAGAGACTCGGCAAGTCAACCAACGAGAGCGATGCTTCCGACGACTATGATCCTGCACTTTACAACATGATTACCCGTCTCAAAGAGATATTTGATAAGGGCAAGAGTGTACGGAGACTCTCACAGAGCGAACTTGAGGATGTACTGACTATCGCAAAAGCTATTCAGACTCAGGTAAAGAATGCTAATGAACTGATTAAGTCAGAAATAGCACAGAAGATAGACGAGACAGCCAGAGGAGTTATCGAAGATGTTAGGGCAAATAAAGAAATCGGAAACGGATGGCTGGAAGACCTTGCTAACAGAGGAGTAAATACTGTACTTGATCCTCGAAGATTTTTAAATAGGCTTGTCGGATATAACGAAGATTCTAAGATGATGCAGCTCTTTGATGAACTCAATGAAGGTCAGCATAAGATGATGCAGATTCAGATGGAGACTTCTGAGATCTTCAATGGCATACTTGAGAATGAAACAGAAGCAAGGAAACTTACAGGAGAAAATGAGGAAGACTGGGTAGAAACACCGTTTAAAGATAAAAAAGGAAATCCCCTTAAGATTCCGGTAGGTATGAGGCTCTCACTTGCTATGCACATGGAGAATGAGGACAACCTTAAGCACATCATATACGGTGGACTCACAGTGCCTGACATGAAACTGTACAACCAGGGCAGAAAAGCAGAAGCATATAAAAAGGCTCAGGCTGAAATCAGGTTAATAGACGATAATACAAGGCTGAAGCTCTATGAAATGAGAGATAAAGCCAACGAACTGAATGATGAAAAGTATACTAACCAGGAGAGAGAAGATGCGTGGGCTAAATACAGGGATACTGTAAAGAAAGCAGAGGATCAGGCAAAAGCAAAGCTTCAGTCTATAGTAGACGGTATGACGGATTATGAGAGGCAATTCATTGAATATGCAAAAGAGTATTTCTGGAACTATTCAGGAAAGCAAATCAATGAAACGTCAATGGCTCTTAACGGTTACATGAAAGCTACAGTTGAGAATTATTTCCCGATAGCTACAGATACGAACTATTCAAAGAGAGATATCGAAGGACTGAAGCTTGACCAGACTCTTGAAGGATGGGGTAACCTTAAATCGAGAGTACATGCTAAAAATCCTATATTCCTTGAAAACATTGTAGATGTTATTTCAAAACATAGCGATATGATGTCAAAGTATGCAGGATTAGCTATTCCGATTAGGAACTTTAACAAGGTTTATAATTATAACCTTAGAGATAATGGGTCCTATAAAGATTCTGTTATGAATGCAATAAATTCTCAGAGAGGAGCAGCTGCAACAGAGTATATTGAAAACTTACTCACAGATCTTCAGGGAAGCCGAAAAGGATTTACTGGTAAAATAGGAGAAGGCCTTGAAAAACTTCGTGGTAACTTTGCTGCTGCAACACTTACAGCTAACCTGGGTGTAGCAATTAAACAGGCTGCTTCTATATATACAGCAGCAGATGTACTCGGACACGATGCCATAGCTCATGTTACAGTTGGAACAAATGCAGCAAAACATTTCTGGGGATCGTTTACACATGTACATAAGCTTGATGATTATATTGTTGAGCAGATGGAAGAGATTAAGAAATACTCTCCTCTTGTATGGTACAGAAACCAGGGCAATTCAACTCAGGAACTGAAGGACCTTAAAAACAAGAAAACCGTACTTGATAAATTCGCTCCCACAAGATTTGCAAAAGATTTGACGGGTAACTGGATTCAGAATATTGATACAGCTACAGTCACAACATTATGGGAAGCTGCAAAGTACAGAATATCAAAGGACACAGACCTTGAGTACGGAAGCGAAGAGTATTTCAAAGAGGTTGCAAAGATATTTAACAAGGCTGTAGAACAGACTCAGCCGAACTACACAACATTGCAGAGACCTGATATACTCCGTAATCCTAACGAGTTAGTCAGAAACGTGATAATGTTTGCAACTCAGCCCATTCAAAACTTAGGTATATGCGTTGATTCAACTGCTAATTATTTGGCAAAGTATGAAGCCTATAAAAATAATCAGACAGAAGAGAACAAGGCAAAACTTGATATTGCAGGAAAACGACTTGCGAGGTCATTGTCAGCAGTGGCTGTATCAATGTTAGTATTCTCGTTAATGAGTATGGTTGCTAAAGCTATTAGACATAAAGTTGATGACTACAGAGACGAGAACGGAGAAATAACATTCGAGTCAGTTATGAGTCAGATATTTAAAGATTTCGGCTCTTCTGTAGCCGGTATGGTGCCGTTAGGCTCAGAGATATATGATTATTGGGCTGCTAAATTAACGGGTGGTAAATACTATGGCTTTGAGGTATCTACAATTAAGATGGTTACAGATTTCCTTGGTAGTGTGGGAAAGATGTGCGACTCAATGATCGACCTTGTATTCAAAGGAGATACAGAGAAGCTTGGGACTAATACGAAGAACTTTATCTTTAATACAGCAAGTATGGCAGGTGTACCGGCTAAGAATATTTACAACCTTGTAAACGGTCTTTGGCTTATGGGACAAGATGTTAAGAAACTTGTAAACGGAGAGCCCTGGTTTTTCGAGTCAGGCTACACAAGAAGCAATACGGTTAACCAGAATAGACTGTACGAAGCGATGATATCCGGCGGCAATGATAAGTTTGATGATGTTTATGCAGAAATGCTTCAGAACGGACTCACACCTGACAAGATTTATGGTGGATCAGGCAGCGCAGGACTCATGGTTAAGGATGATTTGCTTAATGGCAACATTGATGTAAACACAGCAGTAGATTATCTTGAGAAACTTGGTGCAGAGAATGCTTCCGAAAAGGTAGCTGAATGGGTTAAAGATGATACAAAAGAAAAGTTTGAAGCAGGTACCATCGATTCTGAAGAAGCAGAAGAGGCTCTGATGGAAGCAGGTATGGGAGCAAACGATGCTCATTTCAAAGTACAGGAATGGGAGACGGGAAGCACATCTGATTATATCGGAGTAATCAATGCAATATCATCGGGAGATCCTAAAGACATTGTTGATGCAGTAAATGAAATGCTTGAATACGGATACGACAAGGAAAAACTTAAATCTTACAGTGGTATCACAAGTAATTTCAAAGAGCAGTACATCGACTTGTACCACACCAACAAGACCGAAGCTGCTTCCTTAAAGAGTGCGATCCTGACATATTATCAGGCATGTGGCATGAGCAGAGAAGATGCTGCAAAGAAAGTAGACAAGTGGGTAGAATAAAAAAATATTCATTTTTCCCCAAAGGGCAATACTTATGTGTTGCCCTTTTTGTATTCTTGAGGAAAAGGAGAGAACTATGAAGAATGATGTAATTGATCATATAAATCTGGAATTATCCAGGGAAAAAAGCAAAAACACCATCGCATGTAAAAAGAACGATACGGCTCTCAGAAGGGTACAGGCGACTGTATCAAACAACGGTGCCATAGTAAACCTTGAGGATGTGGTGTATGCCGTAGTAAAGGCCACAAAGCCCGACGGTACAAAGATTTACAATGCGTGTACGGTATCAGGCGACTGCTTGTGGTTTGTGGTAACGACTCAGATGCTCACGGCTCCCGGAGATGTAATCTGTGAACTTGAGATCACATGGCTTGACGGTGCAACGATAACTACACCGACATTTACCATCCATGTATACAACACTATTTATACCGGGGCAGAATCTCAGAACGAGTACAACGGACTCACTCAGGCCGTAGCAGAGGCAGTCAGTGCAAAGATAAGTGCAGAGACAGCGCAGACAGCAGCCGAGACTGCACAGACTTTAGCAGAAACTGCACAGGCTGCTTCCGAACTTGCACAGAGCAAGGCAGAAGAGGCAGAAGCAGGGGCAGTAGAAGCAAAGACATCATCTGAGAGCGCACAGTCTTCGGCAGAATATGCACAGAGCATGGCAGAGGCTGCACAGAGAGGAAGCGAATCGGCAAGGGATACTGCATTGTCAGCACAGGCAGCAGCAGAAACTGCAAAGACTGCTGCACAGACAGCACAGACAGGAGCAGAAACAGCTCAGGCTTCTGCAAATGTTTCCAAAACGGCAGCCGAAACTGCTGAGACAGGAGCAGAGAACGCAAAAACAGCAGCACAGACAGCTCAGTCAGTAGCAGTGGATGCTAAAAATCTTGCCATAACTGCAAAGGATCAGGCAGTTGCAGCAGAGATGACAACACTCGAAGCAAAAGATTATGTAGTGCAGTACATTCAGGATTTTATAGATGACCAGGAAGAGCATAATCAGACACTTATATTAGCTGAGAGATATACAGATTCTAAAGTAGAGCCTATAGAAGAAGCTATAGGAGATATGGATGATCTTGAGGTGCAGGCTTTAGACCTTGTAGGTGCCTGCAACACACTTAATACGGCACTTAAGGGAAAGCAGGAAGCAGAAAGCTTTAATAATTATTCTGCTATGGTAACGGCACTCAATGCAGCAGGAAGCACAGCTTATAAAGTCGGTCAGTCAATGTACATCGTCACACTTGATGTACCCGATATGTGGATCAGTAGCATTGCACAGACATCTGTACCGTATACATATGTGGATGATGACACATTGATATCCGACCTTGAAACAGCCGGTGGAGTATTGCAGATAGGATATTTCAATATCTCAATACTTGAGACACAGAAGGTAGACTTATCTTCAATTAACTCTGCAATAGCTTCTCTTCAGGGTGGACTGGCAACAGCTAATTCAAACATAAGCTCTCTTCAGAGTGGACTGTCATCGGCAAACTCTGATATATCTGCTTTGCAGTCAAGTATGACGACAGCTAATACGAACATATTAGCATTGCAGACAGATGTAGATGTGAATACGAGTGATATATCTGCTTTGCAGACAAGCTTATCAACATTGAATACGGCTTTGAATAATCTCATTGCTAAATATAATTATCCGTCATAGGAAAGGAGAATAACATGCCAAACTCAAAAGCATATACAAGAAAAAACTGGGCTGCATATCCGAGTAAAACTACACCGATAACAGCAGCAAACCTTAATGTCATGGATAAAGGTATAGATGATATCGATGATCGTGTAGTATCCGTACTTAACAGACTTGATACAGATGAGTCAAATATCACATCTCAGGGCAGTGCTATCGCAGCTCTGGGAAACGATGTTGCTGCACTTAATGTATGGACTACCCCGGTATCATGTGCAGTAGGCGATACTACAGTGACGATTCAGGATGAAAATATTCTGACGACATCGGTTATCGATGCTTATTCAGAGAACGCAAGTGGTACACCATTAAACATTGAGTCTATCGTAGTAACCACAGGTCAGGCAGTGCTGACATTCGGAGCACTTGAGGCAGCAACAACTATCAAGTTGCATATTATGAATTAAGGAGAGTGATGATATGGCTTATATAAGGAGTGGTGGGGGTGGAAAATCCCTTGTTGCAAAATTAAAAGGGCATACTGTTAGAGTGACAGCAGACGGAGCTGCTGTTATATCAGGAAGTTATCAAAATGCTATAAACGCATGGATTGACGATGTTAAAGTAATTGACAATATTTATACTCGGTCAGCCGTTACAAATGATTTACTGATGAAAGAAGAATCAGGGAATGCAACAGAAGGAGCATATAAGATGTACGCAGAATATCAATATGTAGACGGATCTGGTACATCAGCAAGATACAGATTAAATGTAATATTAAATTATCAAACTATCGCAAGTGGACCAGCAACATCTTTCTATGGTGGAAGTGATACAGGAACTGTGACTATACCGTAATTGATTTTCAACGAAATCGAAAAAAATTTTATTTTTAGTACCCCGAAGGGCAAAAACCCTTTGGGGTATTTTTTGTATGCTTAATAAAAAGGAAAGGATGAAGAACATGTGGGTAGAGTATAACCCGTCTCCGACAGGGAGAAGAGTCGGGGACTGTGCAGTCAGGGCAATAGCAAAGGCCCTGGATACAGACTGGGAGAGAGCATACATTAAATTGTGCGTTGCAGGATTCGGCATGGGAGATATGCCTTCCTCAGACAGTGTGTGGGGCTCAGTGCTACGGCAGAACGGATTCTATAAAGCAGCTATAGACAATGACTGCAAGGACTGTTATACGGCAGATGACTTTTGCAAGGAACACTGGGAAGGGACATACGTACTCGGCTTTGGTGGTCATGTAGCGACAGTGGTAGACGGAGATTTGTATGATTCATGGGACAGTAGCAATGAGATCCCGATTTACGTTTGGTATCGAAAGGAGAATGAATAATGTTTGGAAACTTTAACGGAATGATACAGATGTGTCAGCAGATGATGAACAGTGGAAACCCTGCACAGTTTATCTCACAGAGATTCGGTGTGGATATCCCACAGGGTATGAATAATCCTAACGATATCATACAGCACTTTGTAAATAACGGGAGATTCTCTCAGCAACAGGTAAATCAGATGATGAACATGAGAAATAATCCTATGTTGCAGCAGTTTTTCGGAAGACGATATTAAAGCAAGTGTACATAGCTTTGATATAAACCGGCTATTCATAGGGGATAGTCGCTAACCTTAAAAAATTAAAGGAGAAAAATTATGGTAGACGAAAACGGTATTAACTTATCAATGCCCGTAGCACCTGCTTATGGCATGGGTGGTGGCAATGGATTCGGCTTCGGTAATGACTGGGGATGGATCATATTGCTCTTACTCTTTGCCGGTGGTGGTGGATACGGCTTCGGTGGTGGATTCGGAGCAGACGGTGTATACCCCTGGCTGAATAACTCACAGAACATTAACAGTGGCTTCAGAGATCAGATGGTAAATGAGAATATCATGGGTATCCGTGACGGTATCTCAGGTATTAACACACAGCTTTGTGGTGGATTTGCAGGTGTGAATGCTGCTATTGCAAACGGCTTCGCACAGTCTGAAATCGCTGAGAACGGCAGACAGATGGCTAACATGAATCAGATGTTCGGCATTCAGTCATCGCTTCAGAACTGCTGCTGCGAAAACAGAGCAAACATTGCAGACCTTAAGTACACTGTAGCTCAGGAGAACTGTGCCGACAGACAGGCACTCTCAGACGGTATCAGGGATATCATCGCTTCTCAGACAGCAGGATTCCAGAGCATAAAGGATCAGATGTGCGCTGACAAGATAGAGCAGAAGAACGATACTATAAGTCAGCTTCGCTCAGAGCTTCTCTATGCAAGGGGACAGGCTTCTCAGGATGTACAGACAGCTTCTATCCAGGCAGGTCAGAGACTACTTGCTAACGAGATAGAGCAGATAGTCTCTCCGAGACCTATTCCGGCCTATATCGTAGCTAATCCTAACACCGGGACTCTTACATTATAAGTGAGGTGGTTTATATGCATAAATTACACGAACTTAAAGAGAAACTGGTAAAGGAACTTGAGAACTACTCTGAAAAGCAGAGGATCACAAGGGAAGATGTGGAGACGATTAAATACCTGGCAAGTGCCATTGATCATATCTGCAATGTAGTGGATGGGTCAGGCATGTCATTCAGGAACAGTTACGAGTCGTCAAATAACGGATCATACGATTCATACTCAAGAGATTATTCAAGAAAACGGGACTCAATGGGAAGATACAGCAGGGCAGAAGATGATTTTCGCACTGAGCTTCAGAATCTAATGAAGGATGCACCTACAGAGCAGATGAGACAAAGGATGCAGAATCTCATGAATGAACTGTAAAAAGTTTTCATAATTCCCCAAAGGGCAATACTTATGTGTTGCCCTTAATTTAATATGAAGGTAACCATTGAAAGGAGACATGTTATGACGGAAACAATAATTGTGGCCGGAATATCATTATTTGGAACTCTTGCAGGTACCTTTGGTGGAATATTGACAAGCAATAAACTCACGGGGTATCGGATAGAGCAGCTTGAAAAGAAGGTTGAAAAACATAACAACCTTGTTGAGAGAGTTTTTCGTCTTGAGGACCAGGACAGACTTTTAGATGAAAAAATCAATAATGCAAACGGCAGGATAGATATTTTAGAGAGAGGAGCATGAATATTAAAGGGACTTTATGCAGGAAGAATGGAAAGACATAAAAGGTTTTGAAGGGCTATATATGGTAAGCAATACTGGTATTGTAAAAGCACTTGAAAGAAAAGTGATGAACAATGGTGGTTTGCAGAAAAAACACGAAAAAATACTTAAACCAGGAAAATCAATGGAATATCTTACAGTTTTTTTGTGCAAAGAAGGAAAGGTTTATCCTCGTGTCGTACATAGATTAGTCGCAGAAGCTTTTGTACCTAACCCTAATAATAAACCTTTTGTGGATCATATAGATACTAACCCACAAAATAATAATGCTGAAAATTTGAAATGGGTAACACAAAAAGAAAACTGCTTAAACCCTTTAACAAGAAAACATAATTCAGAGTCTAAAAAAGGACATAAATGTTATTTGGCTCATCATACAAATGAAACAAAAAAGAGAATTTCGGAAAAACTTACAGGTAGGATTTTTTCTGAAGAGCATAGAAAAAAATTAAGTGAATCACACAAAAGAAAGGAAGAATAATATGAAAATGAGTGAAAAAGTGTACGACTGTTTAAAATGGATCGCACAGATTTTCCTTCCGGCATTCACTACATTCCTCGGAGTAGTGCTTAAGTGTTTTAATTGTCCGTATACGGATATCATCATCACTATTTTAGTGGCTTTTGATACCTTCCTCGGAACAATACTCGGAATATCAAGTAAGAATTATTATAAGGGAGAATAGACATGGCATATACAAACTCACGGCTTGCTACGTGCATTATTAAAAGCCCGAACTATTCAAAGGGCAGAGAATGCATTAACAGAATAACGATACACCATATGGCAGGTAACTTGTCTGTAGAAAGATGTGGTCAGGTATTCGCAAACAAGAACAGACAGGCTTCTTCAAACTATGGTATAGGTACCGACGGAAGAATCGGACTCTATGTAGATGAAGCAAACAGATCCTGGTGCTCATCAAATGCAAAAAACGACAGGATGGCTGTTACCATAGAGGTAGCAAACACTACTGCCGGTGTAACAAACAAGACATGGGACATCTCAAAGAAGGCTTATGATTCACTGATAGCTCTTTGTGTAGATATCTGTAGGAGAAACGGATTCAAGAGTGTAATGAGCATAGATTCACTTGAGAAGGGTACCATAAAGCAGAAGACAGAGACTGCAAACAATTACAAGGCTCCATCGGGAGTGCTTGTACTCACGCAGCATAACTATTTCAATTCAACGGCTTGTCCGGGACCATATATTAAGAACAGATGGAATAATATTGTAGCAGACATTAACAAAGCCCTGGGTGGTGCTACACCGACACCACAGCCTACACCAACACCGACTCCGACACCGAGCCCTACACCGTCAGGAAAATACATGTATAAGGGTGTGGATTATAAGTGGGTATTTAATCCTACATACTATGCAGACAAGTATCCTGACCTTAAGGCTGCATTCGGGTACGATGGTGCAAAGCTCTTTGATCATTTCACCACATACGGCATGAAAGAGAAGAGACAGGCTATAGCAACATTTAATGTAGAAGCCTATGCAAACAATAACCCTGACCTTAGAACGGCATACGGTATGAACTGGCCTGCCTACTATGAGCACTATTGTAGGTACGGGCATAGCGAAGGTAGAAAAGCAGTGTGAGCTGTTTGTCTATAGACCCCCTTTTATACTTTTAAAAAGTCCCCTCGGAGAAATCTGAGGGGATTCTCCTTTGTAAGATATTTGTAATAAAAGGGGTGATTTTGTAACATCTTATTAAGATTCGTGTGCAATTTCGTGTGCAATTTTTTCGAAATTGTGTGCATTTTAGGGGAAAAATTCTTCTGTTTGATGTAAAAATAAAAACGCCGAAAGCCTTTGTTTTAAAGGACTTTCGAGCATTTATAAAGGCTTGTGGAAAACTGCCGGCTGCGGGACTTGAACTAATACGTGCAAGTCTCAAAGCCTTTATTTATAAGGGTTTTGCGAAATTTCGTGTGCAGTCCGTGTGCAAAATTTTTTCAAGGGGAAATTGTTTGTAATATTTTTGTAGCAATTTCAGACTGTTTTTTCTCGTCTTCGAGGATCCGTTGATGACGATAAACCTTCTTCATAACGTGAGATGTACTCCATCCACCGAGAGCCATGATATCTTCTTCGGAGTATCCTGCCTGAAATAATTCAGTGCAGAAAAAGTGTCTCAGCAGATGAAAACGGAAACGGGGTACACCTGCTTTGTCCTGGAACTGATTCAGGTACACTAATATTTTATCAGGATATGTATTAAGTATGTATCCTTGTTCTCTAATCTTGGCGATGATGTCAGGAGATACAGCGACTCTCCGAAGGGAAGCATCTGTTTTTCCGATATCTTTAGTCACAAGGCCATTAGGTCCTACTACTTTCACTTTGTTAATATCAATGTATGTATCATAGATATCGTCCATCGTAAGCCCTGCGATTTCAGATTTGCGTAAACCATAGCAACCGAGAACGATGGGTAAATAATACGGTGTTCCTTTTGCCTGTTCTAAAACCCGGCGCACGTCTTCAGGGGAAGGGATGTAATCATCAGGCTTTTTCTTTTTTGGTAAGGTTACAGACAAATTGTTTTTTGGCAGAAACTTGTTAAGAACTGCCATAATGAAACCGTTATAGTTACGCACCGTTTTCGGTGTATGGTTAGCAGAAATGTTATTGATAAGACTCTGAAGCGTGACATCGGTAATCTTGTTGATGGGAGTCTTCTTAAAGTCTTCGGGTAATGCCCTTAAAATAGCCTCGTAGGAGCGTATAGTAGACGGAGAGAGGACGTTAGTATTAATAGCTATATATTTTAGCGCACACGAATTAAAAGAGTCTCTATCGGGCTCATACGTCTCAGAATAAATCTTTGCATTGATCTCTTTCTGAGTAGGGCGATGGTCAAAAGTAAAGGACCTTCGTACACCGTCTATGCACTTTTGCACTCTGTAATTGCCAGAGGGGAGTTTTTCAACCTTCATGCATCTTCTCCATGAATAATTTCAGCAATTCATCGTATCTCTTGTCTTTATCCTGAACAGCACTTAATAATAAATCCATGCGCTGATCCTTATATGAAACCTGTTCCTTAAGAAAATCTATGCTTCTTTGGAACTGTTCTCTTTCTTTATCAAGCTTCTCATGGTATTTTAATTTCTCTTTATCAAGCTGGGCCCTGAGAAGCTCTATTTGTCTCTCAAGCTCTTCGATACGCTGTATCTTATACTTAAGCATTGTTTTCATGGCCTGAGTATCGATAGAGTCATCATCTTCGATGGTTTCAATATCGAGTAAGGCCTTTGCGATAGGTCGTAAGGTTTCGTCATATCGAAAAGATAAATCTTCGCTGCCTTCAGAGAATACCCTGGAAAGAGTAGACTTAGCCAGGTAGTCCCCGTTTTTCTCCATTAAGTCTAAAATGTCAGAGTAAGAGAGACCTTTTTCTTCTCGTACCTCTTTGAGTCTTATAATGATATCTTTAGTGTTCGTCATGTGTTTTCTCCTATTCGATTAATGGAACAAGGTCAAAATGTAAAACTACTCAAATGGTAGGTTAATTGCTAAACTTTAGTAAAGGGGGTGGTTATATGAGTCAAAATGAATTTATCGAGCTATTCCTTCAAGCATCCGAAGAGGTACAGGCTCAGATAATTGAGCTTCTCGGAGAGGAAGAATGTACGACTATTCAAAACTAAAAGGTAAAATAATCGAGCTGTACGGTACTCAGGGAGTATTTGCGCACATGATAGGAAGGTCACAGGCCTATGTGTCAGGTGTGTTAAACGGTAGGTCATACCTTGAGCAGAGAGATATAGATATCTGGGCTAAGGCATTGAAGATACCGGGAAGGGAACTGTACAGCTATTTCTTTACTCCGATTCGTCAGTCTCTTGATCATCTGTGTTAACAGGTGGTCTGAGTTGTCCTGATCTGTACTTTATCAATAATACTCCAACTATCCACATGTAAATATTTATCAAGAATAATATTCCGTAAATAATTGTAAATACTAATGGATAATATTTAAGCATAATAACAAATCCCCATATCCATGTAACTAAAACTGTAATTATGCTTATGTAAGGTATATTACTTAAAAATTGATAAACAATACCAGCGACAATGGTAACAATAAAAGCAACAACCATGTTTTCAATATAGTTATTTACTATCACAAAAATAGGTGCGTATGTACACAATACTCTAAAAGCATTATATAAAATCATCATAGTGGTGTCTCCTTTACTCAGTTTTCTTAAGCAAAGCTTCAACTCTATCCCTTTTTTCTTGCGATGAATTCTCAAATACAAGGGAAGCAGCATAAGCTTTTAAAAATTTCTTTTGTTCGGAAGGTTTCGATATATCAATACCAACATCTTTTAATTCATGGTAGAATTTTAATACCTCTTGTTGATCTACCATTTCACGAGCTAATTGTAATCCAGGTGGGTTATCTCCATACATTAACCAAATTGGTGTAACCTCAAGGGCAGTAGCCAATTCGGAAATAATAGAGCGTTTCATATTAGAAACAACATTCTTTTCCCATTTATTAACGGCAGATTTTTGAACTCCGACTTTAGCACCAAGCTCGTCCATAGTCATGCCAAGCTCTATTCTTTTTTTATGTATTCTGTCGCCCATTGTTTCCATAATCGAATACCTCTTTCTTATATCTATTTTAACACCATTTGCTAAAAAGTTGAATATTAAAACACAAAATCTTTAAAAAATATTTTAAAAGTGTATTGACAAGACACTTTCGCTTTGGTATATTAAAAGTGTCTTAAAAATACACGAAAGGAGATGAGGTGCTTGAATATAAATGAATTAAAAGCAGAGATGGCCAGATATGGAGATACGGGTGGAACACTTGCTAAAGCATTGGGAATAACACAACAGTCATTATCCCGAAAGTTTCACGGTAAAGCAGATTTCAGCCGAGACGATATCGAAACGATCAGAGATAGATATAATTTATCTTATGAAGCCATAGGGAGAATTTTTTTTGCTTAATAAGTGTCCTAACAAGACACAGAAAGGAAGGGTTTATGACAGAGCAACAGTTTTCACTGCTATTGCAAGGCAACATGGTCAGGTATGAAAGAACACTTAAAAACCTATGCCAGTGTATCGGTGTCACGGATAGAACACTAAGCAATTACATTAAATATCCTGACACAATGCGAGTAAGTGATCTAAAGAGATTAACGGGCTTACTCAAAATCAGAACAGAAGACTTAATCGATTATTTAGAAGGAAAGGAGTATTGAATGAAAGAGTTATCGCTTACAGTATTTGCATGTGTGATGTTCATAAATATCATGTTATTCCTCTTCGGATATTACGTTTCATGGGACGTTGTAGAGTATGCCGGACTCACAGGAGCAATATCATCTGTAATCGTTAAATTGTTTTCAGACTTTGAAAATGAAAATAACCGAGATGCTGGAACACCCCGGTTATAAGAAGGTTTTAATTATTATCCCTTAATTAAAAAACCACACTTTTATGTTAACAGAAAGGAACGAAAAATGGAAGAACTTTTAAGTAAAAATCCTGAATTCAATAAATTATATTTTGAAATTTGCAACAAGCTTGAAGAAATCAGAGTGGCTTCAAAGAGACATGATTTCGACAGACTGACAATAACAATATCAACAAGAGAAGATGTTACACCGGGAGATTATTTTATCCTTCTCTCAGCTTCAAAGGAACATTACAACGGTTATACATCATGGTATGCAGACATAACCGGCAAGAGCGAATCGGAAGCAACATTATCTTTCTCAGAGATGGATTACAAGTATCAGAAGGGAGTAGAAAAGCATGAATTCACTATTTGAGTTAACAAATGAATATATGGTCCTTTTAGAAATGGCCTGTGATCCTGAGGTAGACGAGCAGATATTAGCAGACACACTTGAAGGACTTGAAGGCGAACTTGAATACAAGGCCGAGAATTACGCTAAAGTCATGGCAGACATGGACGCTGAAGCCGAAGGACTTGATAAGCAGATTAAGAGATTACAGGAGCGCAAGAACGCACTTAAGTCTCACAAGGAAACAATGAAGAAGAGCCTTGAAAACATGATGAGAGTAACAGGCAAGACTAAATTCAAGACAGAGTTATTCAGTTTCGGAATACAGAAGAATCCTGCTTCACTCAGAATCAATGAAGACTTGGATATCAACGATGTACCGGCAGAGTATTTAAAGTTTGCAGATCCTGAGATAGACAAAGCAGCAGTGAAGGAAGCAATTAAGAAGGGCGAAGAGTTTACCTGGTGCCACATGGAACAAACAGAAGGATTAAGAATCAGATAAGGAGAGAGCTTATGGTCACATATGAAGATATTAAAAAAGCAAATGAAGAGATAAGAACTACAGACATTAAGGGTAAGGAATATGCAGAGGTTAACCAGAGGATAAAAGCTTTCAGAATGGTTTATCCCACAGGCTATATCAAAACAACAATGGTTAGCAATTCAGAAGGTGTATGTGTATTCAAAGCACAGGTTGGCTTTTATTCAGATGAAGGAATAATGCAGATACTCGGAGACGGAACAGCATACGAAAGAGAGAACTCTTCATTTATCAACAAGACATCATATATCGAAAACTGCGAGACATCGGCCGTAGGAAGAGCGTTAGGTATGGCAGGATTCGGTATTGATACATCGGTAGCAAGTGCTGAAGAGGTACAGAACGCTATTAATAATCAGAGAGCTGAAGCACCTAAGAACGACAGGGTTAAGGAAGCAGACCTGAGAGCTAAGGTACTCGGTTACATAAACAAATGTCAGATGAGCAAAGAAAACATAGATAAGATTTGCCAACTGTACAAAGTAAAAGACATCAAAGACATGAACGCACAGCAGTGCAGTCACTTATTAAACACTTGGAAAAAGAAGGGAGTAAACATCGATGAATAATTGGAACGGCACAGGGAGACTTGTTAAAGATCCTGAAATCAGATACGCAAACGGACAGAACGGACAGCTTTGTATAGCTTCATTTAACCTGGCTGTAGACAGAAGATTTAAGAAGGAAGGCGAAGCAACAGCAGACTTTATAAGCTGCAAGGCCTTCGGTAAGACAGCAGAGTTTATACAGAAATATTTCCATAAAGGAATGAAGATGGGAGTCTCAGGAAGGATTCAGACAGGATCATATGAGAAAGATGGTCAGAAGAGATACACAACAGACATCATCATCGAAGAGGTTGAATTCCTTGAGAAGAAGGAAAGCACACCAAACAGTAATCCGACACCTGACAACTTTATGAGTATCCCGACAGACAATATCGATAGCGAGATACCTTTTAACTAACTAAATAAAAACTGCAATGTGACTGTATTTTGTGGGAGACGTGCAGGTGCCTTACGGTGGTTGAGTTCGAGTCTCTTGTCTCCTGCAATGAAGTGCAAAGTGGTAACCGTATTAAAAGGAAGTATTTATGAGAGCACAGTTTCACGATGTATCAAAAACTCTGCAAGGAGATATGGTTATTTCCTTCAGGGTCCCGGACATCGACCTAAACAAAATTGAAAAGCTGAAAGATAAGCCACTTGATCTTGAGATAAAGAAGCACAGTGAAAAGAGAAGCCTTAATGCTAATGCATACTTTTGGCAGTTATGCGACAAGATAGCAAAGAAGCTCGGAAGCGATAAAGACACTATTTATCTCAGACAGTTAAGGTCATACGGAGTCTTCCAGGATATCGAGATAATACCCGAAGCCATAGAGCTCTTTAAAAGGGAATTCAGATACATGGAGATATTCGATGACGGATACGGAGTATCGGATATAGCGACGGTTAGATGTTATTTCGGGTCCTCAAAGTACAACACAAAGGAAATGAGCGAACTGATAGAAGGAACTGTGAGAGATGCGCAGGACTTGGGTATAGAGACATTAACAGGCGATGAGATAGCACACATGTGCTCATTGTGGAAAGGAGACGTATGAAGGACATCAGAAGAATAGATAAAGTAGTCAGACACGTACTTACGACAGTACCTGAGACACGAAACAGCGACGATATGTTGTGGGTTAAGGTAATCAAAGTAATGAGCCCGGATGCAGCTAATCTTCCGTTTCAGGATGTAATGTGCAGAAGAAAAGAACTCGGAGTACCTTGCTTTGAGTCAGTCAGAAGGACAAGGCAGAAGCTACAGGCACAGTACAAGGAACTGAGAGCGACGGAAGCAGTCACAGAAGGCAGATACGAAGCATTCAAAGAGGTTTTGGATTATGTTACGGAGTAAGTACGGAGCCCACAAGGTAAAGACTGAAGAAGGCACCTTTGACAGCAAGAAGGAATACAGACGATGGCTTGAGCTGAAGCACCAGGAAGAAATCGGATTCATAAAGGACCTTGAGAGACAGGTTAAGTACGAACTGATACCTTCTCAGAAAGGCACAGAACGGAACGAGAGGCCGTGTGTATATAAAGCCGATTTTGTATACCGACGGGGAGCAAAAACCATTGTAGAGGATGCCAAAGGGCTACGGACACCGGAGTACGTGATCAAGAGAAAGCTCATGAAGAGAGTATACGACATAGAGATTATAGAGGTGTAAAGATGACATTAATTGAATTACTTAAAACCATAAATACAGAAAAAGGAACAGAAATAATACTTTCAAAAAGAAATATCAAACATTGTTTGTTAAGAGATGAAAACCCGGTGCTATGCCAGAGGAAAAAATATTGTACAGACTGTCCTATGTTTGATAGCCCGATGGAAGCTGTAGATCATGAAGATTTGTGCGTAGATGGAACAACGTTTTTAAACCTAAATTATTTTAAGGATTTTTTACTTATAAAAGATTATTTTGAATGGCATGTAAGTGAAATTAAACATTATGAATACGGTTTAAACATTGTAATCGAAGAAGAAAGTAACTGGAGTAAAACAAATGGCTGAAGAAAAAAAATATTTTTGGCTCAGGTTGAGAAAAGATTTTTTTAAAAGACATGACATTCAAATCATTGAGTCAATGAAAAACGGAAAAGAATTTATTCTCTTCTATTTAAAACTTATGTGTGAAAGTGTCGATCACGAAGGAAATTTAAAATTTTCTGAAACAATTCCTTACACAGAAGAAATGCTTTCTACCATAACAAATACAAACATAAAAATAGTTAGAGAAGCCCTGAAAATCTTTACAAGTCTTGGAATGATGGAGACCAAAGAAGACGGAACATACTTTATAAATGGTGTTCAGAAGATGATAGGAGTAGCTGAACAAGATGAACATACCAGAGAATCGTCACGCATTCGGTCACAGAATTACAGGGAAAGAAAAAAACAAAAAGAGTTAAACGTCACGCAAAATTCATGTGACGAAAATGTGATGCGTCACGCAAACGTCACGCAAACGTCACGTGACGATAACGTGATTCGTCACGGAAAGATAGAGATAGAGAAAGAGATAGAGACAGAGTTAGAGACAGAGATAGAGATAGATAAAAATATAATCAACTATCAAAAGATAGTTGATATGTATAACGACACTTGCGTGTCGTTTCCTAAAGTCACATCGCTATCAGATGCAAGGAAAAAGTGTATCAGGGCTCGTTTTAACAAATACTCAGAGAATGACTTTCTCACAATGTTTCAGAAAGCAGAGCAGTCATCTTTTCTGAAGGGTGGTAATGATCGTAACTGGATGGCTAACTTTGACTGGATGCTTAAAGACTCTAACATGGCAAAGATCCTTGACGGTAACTATGATGACCGGGAGACAAAAGACAGACTGCATAAATCATTTGATGTTTTAGATAACTGGCTGGAAAGGAGACGAGAAAATGACGGAAGAACAATTTTTGATAATAGCCAAGACGATTAAAACTTTTTACCCTGACAAAAAAATAATTGAGTCAGACGAAGAAGCATACCTTTGGTACGAGATGCTTAAGGATATCGATTACAAGTCAGCTTCTGCTG